GCGTCGATTCGTGGGTTGTACTTGGTGCACTGGTGGCTGTACAAGGACCAGTTTACTGATCCCACCTATACGGGGCGTTGGACACCTGAACGAGTTCTCTCTGCGCGAGCGGAGATTACAAGTCCATTTTACTCTTGCGAGTGGTATCCGTGGCCCCGTGTTAGTCAGTTAATAATCAAAAATTTTTATTTCTAAGATTGCTACGACATGAGAGATGAGTATTGCGAAGGCAGTTTTCCCCATCCCATTAATTGTTGCGTAGGAGATGAATTCCAACTAGACGTAGTTGGATCACCTGCAAGTTGAGAAGTATAAAGCCTTCCACCAACCATCCTCTGACTTACTCGCGGCTCAGGCATTGTGCCTGGCATCTGTGCGATAAGCTGGAAGACCGGCTTGTTTGAGAGCTTCCTGCTTCTGAGCAAGCTGATAATCGAACATGTTTCGTTGTAAATCATTCCGATTTGATTCGAGTCCGAGCTGCTGATTATACTCCTGTGCCGATTGTTGTGACACATGCGAGTATTGATCTTCTCTCAAATCACGAGTAAACGACTGGCTTTGAAGCGATTGTCGTTCCTTGAATTCCCTATCCCTAGCAGCTAGCTCAGCTACAGCTGCGTTTCGTTCTCTGGCGCCAAGAAGACCAAAGATGCCTCCTGTAACAGAACCCAGGAGGTTTGAACCTCCTTGAATAGCTGCAGCTCCCAAAGCTGCTGCCATTGGCCGTCCTGTTGGAGTGCGTCTGGAATCTCTGGATGTGGGCTCGGCACTGGGTCGAGCTTGATTTTCAGGCGGAGTTTCGTCGAAAAGGGATGCGATAGAATAGGGCTCTTCGTTGAAATCTGGTACCGACCGTCCTCGGACTTCTCCACTGTCGCTAATCCACTGCGATGAATTGCGCCCTCTAATAGTTCTTTCGTAGTCTCCTCTGGGAAAGCTGTCGAGACGTAAACCATTAGCGAAGGCACTTCGTGGTATCTGAGATGGAGTGTTATCCAATCGCGGTAGTCTTGTGGTTCCAGTAAAGCGATTCCCGGATGGATTTTCGAAGAAAGAATTCGGATTCGTGTATGAGTATCCCTGAGAATGTTGTTCAGGGAGTGGATCGGCAGCTCCGAAATTAGACCGGCTTGGCAATCGGCCGGCATTGATTAGAGAATTTACAAAATCACGAGCAGAATCAGGATCAAGAGCGTCGGCAACTGGTAGATCTCTAGATCTATACCAGGTCCTCGTCATCGGTTGCCTTCGAGCAGATATCACGGATCCTCTTACGCGCAAGTTCTTCCCACTTGGCTAGATCCTTATAGTCCTCAGCATGTGCAACAGCCGCTTCGACGAGTGTGATATTTATCAACGAGTCTAGAGCGGAGTCGAATGCCCTCTCCAAGGCTGTACCGTTCTTTGGGCTCTGAACAGCAGCCGGCACAAAATCCGTTTCCGGATGATGGAAGACTGATGTGAGGGTGGGACGCTGATAGGGTGCGTCCTTTCTCGATCCAAATCCTGGTTCACTGTAATCACCGTTGTTTTTCAACCACTGCTGCCAGCAGTTGATGATTGGTCCACTGATTTTCTTGAGTGTCACGAGATTCGTACACCCAGGCTCAAGGAAAGCTGGAATCGCAAAACTCAGGTCCTTGTACGTTCCTTCTGGAAGCTGTTCGAGTTGGGTTCGGTTCAGAGCACAGTATGTTAGTCCGTTGAAGACTACAAATTTGACTGGCTTGTCTTTGAACTGAATAACCACCTCGAAAAGACAGAATGATGTCTGCGGAACGAAATGTCTTGCTTCTGCCATCTCAATCACAATTTCATATTCCGGAGTGAATATTCCCAATTAGTGGGAAAGATCACTATATCACCGGTGAGGGCCGCCGAGGCTTGTCTGTTCGCGATCAG